CTCCCTCGCTGCCGTCCAGCTTCGCCACCGTGCAGTCGTTCATATCCTCCGCATCGGCATAGAAGTTCGAGCTTTCGTCATGCAGCGGGAAATAGGTCATCTCCCCGTCCGGGTTGTTCACTTCCACCTGCTGCCCGGCCATCTCCACCTTCCGGCTCGTGGGCATCTTGGTCACCTTAGCCAATACGCGGTGGCGCTTGGACAGGATAGCATTCACATGCCCGCTCATTTTGTACGTATTGCCGTATTTGTACCCCGTCTTGTTGTCCAGGTTCGAAATGTTGGCATCGTCGGCCACACTGTCGTCAAACTCAATCATCGTATAAGGCGGCTGCTTGATCGTCAGTTCCGGATAACGGGCGGCATACTTCTCCAGTTCCTCATCAGCCAGATACTTCGTCAGGGTCAGCTTGCCCCTCAGTCCCGAATGCCTGTCATCCACGGCACCCGTCTGCGTGTACGTTCCGTAGTCAAAATACTTCTTCAGCAGGCTTCCGTCGTCTTCCCGGTCTATCTCCAGCACAAAGCGCTCCAGCTTGCCGCTGCCGTTCAGTTTGGCCTGATGCAGGCGTTCCAGCATGGCAAATCCGTCGATGCCGGGGCAGTTGGTATAGCGGTAGCCCCGCACGTTGTTGATGCCTTCCAGCACCAGGCCGCTGTCCTGCAGCTTGGTCAGATACTCCAGGAACAGTTCCTCAATCGTGTCCGGCAGGCATAACTGCACAACGGGCGCACCGGTGGCCAGCTTCACGCGGGTCAGCCCCGTACCTCTCACGTCCAGTTTCTTCAGTCGCCCCTGCCAGCTCAGGTCCAAGGTGGCCACGTTTCCGTTGTCCCCGTTCCGGGCCAGCAGGTTATTCCGCATATTCACTTCTTCCAGCAGCAGCATCCCGTTGGTCGAAGCCATGAACGAGCCGTTCCGGTAACCGCTGGCTTTCTCCACGCTCATGTCCAGTTTGACCAACGAGGTCAGCAGACCGAAGTTGAAGCCGATGGCGAACGCATCCTCATGCCACACCAGTTCCTTGATTTTGTCCGCACCCACTATCTTCAGCGGGTCGTTCTCACCGAAGGCACGGGTCAGCTGCAGGGAGTGGAGCACGTCCGCATCCACCACACCGCTGTCGGCCTGTACGCCATTGCTGGTAGATAACTGCACACGGTACGGGATGGTCAGCCGGTACTGCATCGGTTTCAGCTTATAAGCCTTGTCCAGCGATGCCGTACTCTGGTAGAACTGGGCACCCAGCGTGGATACATAGCCGTACTCCACCTGCTTCAGGTCGTACCGGCGCTGGATGAAGTAGTTCCGGTGCGCTTTCAGCGAACCCTTCAGACCGTAGATCTGCGGATAGGTCTGTTTCGCACCGTCCGCACCCACCGGCATTTCGTTCAGGAACGGATACACATACTTGAATATGCCGGACTTGTTATACAGGCGCGAGCACCACTTCTTCATCTGCTCGGTATCGAAGTGGTCAATGGCTTTCTGGATACTGAAGGCACTCATGAAGCTGGTTCCGCCGTTCACGCCCTTGGTCATCACCTCCTCCAGCAGATTGCCCATGTTGCCCAGTATCAGGTTCCACAGCCAGCTGTTGTGCCCCTGCATCACATAGGCCCCGTCGCGCTTCGTCTGCCGGTTGTCGTCATACTTCCCGGTCAGGAACGACTTGTTGTCCGAACCCAGCTGGCAGTCACCATCGTAATAGGTTATCCACCACATCACGCCGTCCCACGTCCGCACCAGCATGTTTTTTGCCAGCTGGTCCACGCCCAGGTTGAACTGTACATACAGGTAGTAGGCAGCCAGGTTGGGCAGGTTGAAATACTTCCCGGCTTCCTTCCTGAAGGTCGGGCTTGCCCACTTGGCGGTCGGGAACTTGTTTCCGTCATCCTCATAGTCCACCCCGTCAAATGTGTGCGACTCCTTGTTATAGGTCATGCCCTTGCCTGCAGGCGTTTCCTTCACACATCTGTAAAGGAAGCTCATCATGCGGTCCAGGGCCTTGTACATCTTGTCATACTTGTCACCGGTGCCCAGATGTTCCTTGATGTTCGGTTCTTCCTCGGCATCCCCACCGCCGTCGTTCCAGAACACGTCTTTCGGGTGGTTGAATTCGAAACCGCCGTCAAAGTTGAAATCCATGAAGTCCGTATGGTCGGGCTCCGTGGACGGCAGCCAGCGGAACAGGCACAGGTCATTCGAGTTGTTCAGCGTCTCGATGCAGATGGGCAGGTATTCCTTCGGCTGGTCGCCGTTCGCCTGCAGGTAGTTCAGGGTGTCGCCGGTTCCCCATTGCTCGCCGCCGATAGTCTTGTCCTGACCGAATATCGGGTAGCTGTCGCTCTTCTCGTTGTTCATGTTGTACTGGCCGTAATAGGTCAGGTCCTCATCCACGCTCTTGGCCACAAACAGGTCACAGGGCAAGCCGTCAATGGCCGAGCGTATATCTTCCTTGCACGTATCTGCATGGTCGGCGGCATACTGTTGGGCAGGGGTCAGGATTCCCATTTCCTTCATGCCGTCATGAATGAACTTCGCACCGCCCGTGTTGGTCGTCATGGAGGAGTCGGAAAAGTCACATTTCGCACAGGCAAGTTTCGCGCCCACCGAGTTGCCCCGCAACCGGAACAGGTTCTTCTTGCCCTCCGTAGCTGTCGGGTTGCTCTGCTGCCCGTTGCCGTCTATCTCGCCGTAGGTCATCCGTGCCGTATATCCGCTGGCTGTCTTCTGGAAGTAGAAGCGCAGGTTCTTGCGGGCATAGTTCACCGAACTGGTACCCTGGATGCGCAGATAGATGTCACGGGCTATCCAGTCCAGCGCCCGGTTCTCGCCGTTGTAGAATCTCACTTCCCGGCACAGCTTGTTGGCCTTCTTGTTGTTCAGCTGGGCCAGCGCATCCATCACGTTCAGCGTGTCGCTCTCGCTCGGCACCTCACTGCCCACGCTGCCCGTGCCTATCAGTACCAGGATCGAGTTCCGGCGTTTCTTCATCAGTCCCATCAGCTTCTCCATGCTCACCGTGTCCCCCTCGTTCAGCACGCGGTTGTCCTCATCCAGCGAGCGCACGCCCGGTTCCCCGTCGGCATCTTCCAGGTGGTTGCGGTCCACGATATAGTTGTTCAGCACCTCGTCCGAGGTCAGCGCCTTGTTGTAGATGCGCACGCTCTTCACGTTCAGGTCCGCACCCGTTGACTTGAACTCCAGCTGGCTCTGGATGTTGAAGTTCACCTTGTCCAGCCACTTCGAGGCGGCACTTTCCTCACCGTTCACATAGAAGCCGATCAGCGTACGCTGTTCGTTCGTCTGCACGTTCGGGTAGAACACGTAGGTAATGCGGATGTTCGTACCAGGCTGGAATTTCGTACCCACCGAGTCCTCATAGCGTAGCACCTGCCCGGCATCCATCGCCTCGGTCACCACGCCGGTCAGGAACTTGGCCTCCTCCGGGGTCACAATCAGCCCGTACCGGTTGCCGTTGTCCAGCTGCCCCAGGCAGGTGATCAGCTCGGCATTCGTGTCCGTCACGTTGGCCGTGCTGTATTCTATCTCCAGCGTCATGCCCACGTCACGGATGGCAAACCCCTCCGGCTTGTCCGCTTCGTTGAAGGGGCGGTACCCACCGTCAGCGGTCAGGGTCATGCCTGCACCTCCGGCCAGCAGCAGGCGGTCCTTGTGCCAGCCGCTACCGGCACCATATTCGTTCACGCTCCACAGCACGTCCCGGAACTCCATGCGCTTGTCACCGCTCACCCAGCTTGCCGGGTTGTTTTCCGTATTGCTTCGCCCGAAGGCATCGAACGTGCACACGGCATCCAGTGCCAGCGTGGCTTCAATGTCTGGGTGCGATGTGGTGTTCACCTTCACCTCAAGCACGGCATCACCGCACGACACACGATAGTCCAGCGGTTCCACGTTCACGTTCGTCCGTCCGTAGCTGCCGGTCTCACCGCGTTGGAGCAGGTCTTCCTTCACAATGCTGTCCCCATTCATCACCTTCACACGTGCCGTGTACGCATCACGCTCGTAACCGGCATACGTGAAGTTCCAGGCAGTGAACTGCTCTGCCTCCAGCACCGGGTGTTTCCAGTCACGCTGGAAACCTGCTGCCCGGTGGCTGAACATCATGCCGGCATACGCTGTAACCCCACCGCCGGCCTTCAGAAGCGTAATGTAATGCACTTGGCTTACCACACCGGAGTTCTCATGCTGCGCGTAGGCTTCCACCACGTTCGCACCCTCCTGCATCTGAGCCAGTGGGATGGTCACGTTCTTCTGCTGCACACCGCTGCCGGCCGAAAGACCGAGGGTAAAGGCCTGTCCGCCGTTGATGCGGTAGTAGATGTTCTTCTCTCCGCTCGTACCCTTGGCTGTGAATGGAATGTTCACATCATTTTTATATCCCCCGTCGGCCAGTCCGTTACCCACCGAATAAGTGGTACTTAATTCCATAGCCACCATTGTTACCCGGGCTGTGGCGGTTTTCATCAGCGTGCCGCCCTGGTAGGTACACTGCGCTTCAACCTGCACCGTATAGGTCGTGGCATCCTTCAGGTAGGGCGATGCGTCAAAGGTATAACCCTGCCCGGCGGTAACACCCGCAAACTCCGCATCCTGGAATTCGGTAATCACCGTGGAGCCGCGTTTAACAACCACTTTTGCCTTCAGGTCGCTGTAACCGTCAACCTCCGCACCGCCGGCAGTACCGACGCTTACCGCATATTTTACCACGAACCCGGTACCGAGTGCCAGGTACTGGGAGGAGGGAAGCCCCGCACCGCTGCTGTCAGTCAGGTCAATGTTCACCACCACCTTGTCGTCGTCGGTGTACTTTGAAAAGCGGACTTCCTTCGAAATTTCACCGCCCTTGTTATCTTTCTGTTTCACGGTCATCACGTACTGGGTGCCGTCCTCGCTGTCCTGCACATCCACGTCCGTTACCGTGCCAACCAGCGCATCGAACACCGCTCCGGATGTAGGGGCTTTCGTTTCCCCGCTCACCAGTTCCTCGGTAGGCGTGGCTTTCTCGTCAATGCTCTTCACGTAATTTTCCACCAGGCGGCCGCTTACGGGCAGCCCGCCGGTTGCGGCGTCACCGCTCCAGTTCGTATGCTGCATGTCCAGCCCGTCCTGGTCATATACCTTCTTTGCCATAATATATCGCTTTAGTCATTATTCATTTGTTTCTTCGCCACCCGTCGGTCCGGCTCCACGGCTTGTCGCCTCTCCAGAACCCGCTGCCGAAACAGCTGCTTATGGCAGACCACACCAGCCTCGCTCCGGCATAGACGGCCGATAGGGAACGTTTCCCCACATACACAGCCGTTATTTCCTTACCGCCTATTGCTATCATCGTCACTCCTCCTCATAAATCAGATACAGCGTATTCGCATCCTTGTCCTGTAGTGCTTCGTAAGTTTCCTCGCTCATCACCGCATGGCGATAGGCCAGAAGTTTCAGAACGCCTCCCGTTCCGGTATATACGGCATCGCCAAGCAGGTAAAGCTTGTCCGGCAGTATGGCTGTCCGGTCCGCATCCATGAACATACCGGCAGGGGGTACACCCGCTACATCCCAGTCCCCGTAAAGGGTGGAGTCCATATTATAGGCGAACTTCCCGGCATCCGCCACATACACCACGCTGCCGCCCGGTTTGGTACTCTTGTCAGGTAAAACGTTTCCTGTTTCCATCCATGAGGAAAAGCGTGCAGTAGCCCCGCCGATGGCTGCTGCCGTAGTCTGTTCCACCTTGGCAGCGGCGTTTTCTGCCTTGGCTGCCGCTTCGTTGGCCTTGGTGGCCGCTTCCGTGGCGGCCTGGGTCTTTTCCTCCAGTCCGGCTACGGCTCCTTCCGCTTTCTTGGCGGCAGCCTCGGCACGGGCGGCGGCATCGCTCGCAGGCTTCCCTATCAGTTCCAGGGGGACGTTCACCATCTTGCCGTCCTTCTCCCCGGGCAGTGATTTCACACCGCTCAGCGAGGTGACGGTCTCCAAGTCCTCCACGCCGGTAGAACTCTGGAGTACACGGTCCAGCACTTCCTGAACCAGTTCTTCTTGTGTCATTTCTGCCATACTCATTCGTTTTTATCGGTTTCTGACCCGCCCAGGATTTCGTTCAGGGCATCTATCACATTGGGAAGACAATAGCGTTCCACCGCCATGTGTATCATCCCGGTTTCCTCATCGCTGAACTCGGTCTCGCCGGTACTCTCGAAAATCTTGAACGCAAGCCGATGGGCCTTGATGCCACTGACACGCGTATACAGCAAATCGGCTATCTGCTCACGTGCATCGAAAACCTCCCTCGTCTGACGGGTTATTCCGGTGGGAACGCTGAAATTCCTGAAATCTAACTTTTTCATATATATCTGTTTTTTAGGATGAATGATTCAATATCTGGTAACGGAATCCGTCCGCTTTTGTAATAAGTACCGTTACGGAGTCCCCGGATGCCATCTCGTAGTTTTGCAAATCTTCATTGTGGTTATAGATACCTTTTAGTATGATATTCTTTGAACCGGGTCTGACCCTGAACGTGACAATGGCTGCAAAATCGGTAGGCAAGTAACTCATGCCGAACTTGTATGCCACAGAACTTTCCGACGGCAGCGTAACCTCTACCTTACTGTAGTTGGGTTCATTGTAATACATCAAAATGATATTGTGTTGTGAGAAATCCACCGTGTAGTTTCCACTTCCGAAGGTAAGCAGCTTGGCTTTCGTATTGATAAACGCCGGGGCAAGTAATGCCGCATTGCTGCTGATACCGTAGTTCTTCGTACCGCCGGTAACATCTATAAACAATCCATAGTTCGCTTGGTCGAAGCCGTAATTCCCGTATATATTGGGGGCTGAGTTCACGATACGACCGACAGCGGTAAAAGCTCCTCCTGCAGAAGACGGTATCACATCATCACCGAACATCACATATCCTTTGCTGCCGCCGACACGGAAAAAATCATCATAAATGGCAAGACCGCCACCGCTCCCGTGAGAGTCGGCCACAGAACCGATACGGCCGTTCCCTATCTCAAAGCCGCCGATTTTCCCTTTGCTGCTGTCTATCTCTCCGGTAAACTTACCGTTGGTCGTTTCAATGCTGCCGTCTTCCAGTATCTTGAAGTTGCCGTTGGCCGTTACCAGTCCCTCCAGCTGTATATGGTCGGCTGTCAGCTTGATTTTGCTCACGGTATTTCCGTACTCGTCCTCTTCCTCCACGCTCACCCCGATAAGGGCAATCTTTCCTGTATTGTCCTGCGCATACAGACCGGAACCTTCAGGCTTTATGACAAGCCCCGTCTCTTTCAGCGCATTACCGTCCTTGTCGAAGACCGCCGCTGAAATCTTTACCAGCCGGTCGCTCTGTTCGAACAGTGTACGGTACTTATAGGCCAGTGCGTCCGCCTTGTTGGTGCTGAACACCAGCAGCGAAATGTAAATCACGCCCGTAAACGACAGCTTGAAGTCGCCAGTGCCGTTCCAAAGTCCGTCCAACGTGAACATCTTCTCACCGCCAACGGGCAGGTCCTCTTCATGGCCGAACATGTTGAAGTTCTCAAACCCGGTCTTATCAGCGTTCACAAATTCTATTTTCAACCTTCCGGCCTTGATAACCCGGTAGCTGAACGACAGATACACCACGCCGGGCACCCGTTCGCCCTGGCTGTTCGTCTGCCGGTACTCCGGTACCAGCCGGAAGTCCTCCAGTTTCTGCATGATATAGCTGTTCCGGATATAGGCATAAGGCACCTTGCCGTCGGTCCGTATCTCGGCATGCCCGTCCGGCTTTGTGCCGTAAGGGCCTCCGTTCGCCCAGATCCAGCGTCCGCCCAGGGTGAACAGCGTAGCCTTGCTGCCCGTCTTCCATTTGTCCATGCCGTCGGCAAAACTGCTGTTGTCCAGATAGCTCTGGTCTTCGCGTATTTCCTTGCGCAAGCTTTCCACGGCCGAATGGATTTTGCCTTCGGTTATCTCAAACCGCGTCAGGATGTCCTCGCCGGTCATCAGCACAAACGTGCCCTTCAGCCACACGTTGTCAGCATACAGGCCGTTTCCCTTCGGTTGGTTGTCTGCCGGGAAAGCGCTGCTCTTGATGCCGTCCAGCTTACCCAACCGACAGCGCAGGCAGCCGTTGAAGTTCTTGGCCTTCACACCGTCCAGAATGTCGATACGGGGCTGCCCGTCCTCCGTGGCCGCAATGGATATAAGGTTCTGCCGGAGCGGGTTTTCCGTGTTACCCATCAGCACGCATTCATCGCCAGCCTCCGGCTTCACCCCGCCAAACTCGCTTACCGGAACCAGCACACCATCGGCTATTACAGAAGACACCTCCACCCAGTAGGATTTGAGTTTTGTTCCGCCTGTAACCGCACAGCGCATCAGGTCATGGGCCACAAAACCCGATTCCTGCTCAAACACGATGCGGTAGTTGTCGCCCTGCTTCACCACGTCCTTGATCTTGCCGTTGGCTGCCGACACCACCAGCTGCCCACACACGCTGCGGACCTTCTCTATCAGCAGTTCCAGTGCCACCAGGCTTTGCCGGGCAGTCACTTTGTCCACCGTCAGGTTCGTCAATCCGGTCAGCTGGTCAATCCAGAGTTGCCAGCCCTCACCGGTCAGCCCGTCCACAAACTCCGTGCTACGCAGCAGTTCGCGGATCACGGCGGTCAGGTACTCGGCATTGCCCTCACCGTCCACGCTGCCGCAGGGCTTGCCACCGGAAGCCTCGCCAAATGTTACTCCCTTCAGAAAGCGGATGGGTTCTTTGGCCGTATCCGGCTTGCTCTTGTTCAGGAACTCTTTCTGGCTGCGCCTGGCTGAAAACAGGTTGTTGTCCGTGGGCAACGTCTTGTCCCAACTCCGTATGATGTCCGGAAGGGCTGCGCCTTCCGTCTTTGATTTCGTATAACTCTTCAGCGCACCGATGCTGTCCGTCACCTTGTCAAACTTGCCCACCTGCAACGCATCGCTTATCTCGATGTCCATCTGCCCGGGTTCGTTCACCTTGCGGCTGATTCTGGTGATACGGCTCTGCCGGTAGCCTTTTTCCGGAAAATACTTCCGGCTCTCCAGCTTCACCCGTCGGCCCACAAACAGGTCGATGCCGTGCTCCTCTATATACACAGGGTCCGTCGGGGCCTTGTAGGCGGCAATGTCCAGCCAGTACTCCTTGTTGTACTCGTCCACCGCAACCGCAAACTCCTCTTCGGCCAGCCGGTAATACTCATCCGGCATCCGGATGTTCCACAGGATATAGGTGTCGCCTGCCCGCGGCACCAGCTTGCCGCCCGGCAGCTGGGTGTCGTCATCGTAGGGCCAGATGGTGATCAGTTCGAATTCACGTGCCGCGCTGTCGTAGTTCACCTCAAAATAGTGGTCGTCACTCTCCCCGAGTCCGGCCAGGTCGCCAGTCTGGAACGACACACGTTTTGTCTCACCCGCCAGCTCGTACTGGTTGGGGTCAAAGTCCAGTTCCCCGTCCCGGAAATAATAGACGGTGAATTTGTTTCCTTCATCGTCTGCCACCTCCTCGCTGCGAACCGAGCTCACCGTACCCACCCGGTGGGGGTAGATACCGCTGAAGGCATCCTGCTCGTAATGGTCATAGATGCCGTATTCCTCCACGCCCTGCTCGATGTACTTCTTCCCGCCGGGGAGCATCAGCCTCGGGCTACCGTATTTCTCCGCATCGATGTTGCGGGTCGAACCTACCGGGAACAGGCGGGTGTAGAACTTGGCCGTGTTGCTGGTGTCTCTTTCCAGCGAGGTCAGCCCCTTGCCATAGCCAAGGGCGATTTCTTCCCCGTGTTCACAGCGGCACACGTTCACCGTCTGCCCCTCAATCCACCATTCCACCTTGCCGCCGGCTTTTTCGGCAATGGCTTTCAGCGCTTCGTCGCAGTACATCCCCTCGTAGTCTATCGTGATCAGCTCCGCACCTTCCACCGTACCCACCTTCCAGTCGGTCGTGTGGCCCATGCCGTCATTGATAGCCTTCACCACCATCGCCACATGCTCGCGGGGCGTGGCCGTCAGTGTAAACAGAGGGTTGGTGTCCCCGTCTGTCGTTTCCAGCACCAGGAACCGTTTGATCAAGCTCTCCACACCATACAGCTTCAGGTCATAGTCCCATTCACACTCGTTCACCTGCTTGGGGGTGTAGCGTTCCGTCAGCCAGTACCGCTCGCCCAGATAATCCGTATAGTCGTTCACGTCAAGGGCGATATGTTCGTAATGGGTGAAGGAAAGGGACAGGACATTCTCTCCCTGAACCTCCTTCTGTTGGGTGGAGCTGTCATCCGGAGCGATGTCCGCACGTTTATTGCCGTTTCTGTCATATATGGTCAGCATGTCCGTAATCCTTTAAATATCGTTTGAACTGCATTTGAATGTCGTTAAATCACCGGTACCGGCTCGCGGAACTTCACTTTGAATTTTCCGGCATGCACACCCTCTTTCCACAGGTAGGTCAACGGGGTGAACTTCGTGCAGTCCGCATATTTGACACGAAGGGTCAGCTCAAGCTGGGGAAAAGAAATGTCGAGCCATCCGTCCCGGCCCTTCTTCAGGAAATTCACGAAAGCGAAATACCGCTTCATCCATCCCGACTGTGTCCGGGCGTACAGGGCAAAGTGCAGCGTCACGTCGCGTGCCTCGTTCCTCGGGGTAAGCACGGCGCTGTATTTTTCCCCGTGCTCTTCCCGTATGTCCACGGCAGTGTCCTTCTTCGCCTTGCTCGGGGTCAGAATGGCCGTCAGGTTCTCCATGCCGCCGCGCCGGTCTTCTACCAGAAACACGCCGTATTCCGTCCAGATGTCCGTGCCGTTCACCAGCACCAGTCCGCCAAGTATATCCGCCATATCACTTCACTTTTAGTCCGTCACGTATCATTTTCCTTATCTCGGCCTTTATTTCGCCCAGGTGCCCCGCACTCGTACCGGTATGTTCATCGATACGGGCAAGATACCCCTCGGCGGTGTTCATCCTGTCGATGACGCTCTCCATCTTGTCATCGATGCTCGACCAGTGTTGCAGACCGCCGGTGAACATGCCCTCCAGCTTCGTGCCCTGGTCCTGCGTCATAGCCGTAAAGCCGCCGGCCTTCGCGCTCTGGGACGCGCCACCCTGCTGCGTCTTGTCATAGCCCGTAGCCGCCGCCAGATTGTCACGCAGGGCAAGGGCTTCATCCACATACTGCATGTACTCATCCATCAGCGCGTTCCGTTCCGCTTCGGTCAGATCGTTGTCCTCCATCGCCTTGCCGAACTTCTCCCACCAGCCCTTCAGCTTATCGCTGTACAGCTCGCCGATCTTGTTGCTCAGCATCGCACGCATGAAGTATTCCGAAATGTCCTCAGCCGCATCCCTGGCACCGTACTTCATGTTCATCAGGTTGTCGATGAAGCTGCTGTACATACCGTCGAATGAAATACCGGTCAGCCCCTCATACAGCTGGTCGGTCAGTTCCTCCAGCTTGCCGGCCTGGTCTATATAGTCATCCAGCTTCTCGGTCAGTCGCCCGCCGTAGCCGCCCTTGCCGGTGTCCTGGATCTGCGTCCACATGTCCACGTTGCTGCGCAGCGCCTTCATCTCCTCCGGGCTCAGGCTCCACAGGTTCCCGTCCCACTGGCGCCCTATCTGCCCGCTCAATTTGTCAATCTGTGCCTGGTTGAAACCGCCCCAGTAGTAGTTCCAGCTGTGGTGACTTCCGCTGTAGCGTGCCTGTTCCTTCGCTATCTGCAGATAGTTTGCATTCGTTTCTTTCTGGTATTTGTAAGCATCCCGGTAAGCTTCCACCGATTTTGTCCCCTTGCTTGCCTTGATGGTATCGGTCAGGTCTTCGATGGAAGTTTGCAGTTTCTCGTTCCGGTCCGTAAGACGGTCTATAGCCGCCTGCACTTCCCTGGCGTTCCCGCCGATGCCGAACAGTTTGTTGAAACCTCCGAAAGACACCGTGTTCAGCAGTCCTCCGATACCTTTCACAAGGGAACCGCCTATCTGTTTGAACAGGTCCCCGCTGAGGATATTGTCGAGTATTCCGGTTATCGCATTGAAAATGGTGTCTATCAATGATGAAATAATCGGGCCAATACCGTCTTTCAACAAATCCAGTATGGAGAGAATGGCCGATATGATCTGCCCGATGACTCCGGCACTTGACAGGGTCTCGGACATCTGGCTGATGGCATCACCGACCTTGCCTCCGATATTCAGTTTTGACAGCCCGGTAAGCATGTTCTGTATTCCTTCGAATGATCCCTGCAAGGTTCCGCTTGCAAAGCCGTGCAATCCGTTGGATACCATGTTCAATCCGTCAACCGTGTCCTGGGAGGAACTTTTCACCTCCCCGGCAAGCGCCTTCATTTCAGAAGTGGCGTTCAGGTATTCTTCGTCAGCTGAAGCGCTGGACGATTGGGCCATTTGAAGAGCGATTTTGGTACGTTCTATTTCTGCCTGGTTACCGCTTTCAAGAGCCTTGTTGTAATCGGCCTGCGCTGCTTTCAACCGGACGAATGCCGCTTCCTGCTGCAATTCCGCATTTTGCACGCGTGTGACGGCATCCCCCAAAGCGTGCATCTGCGTTTGTAACCGGGCAAAATCCAATGTGCCGTTGCCACCGGGGAGCATGCTTTGAATACGTTCGATGGCATCGTAAACGACCTGCTGGTCTGCGGCCCCTGATTTTTTGAACTCATCCGTCTTGACATACTGTTTAAGCTCGCCAAGCAGATTCTTCATCTGGTCTGCAAGCAGACCGGTCAAATCCCCGAACGCTGCTCCCCAGTCTATCTTCTGGGTAAGGGCTTCCATGTCCACTTTG